GAGTGAGTATGGAATCAGATTTTTCTATTGAGAAAGTCGTTGAGGCTTACATTAAGATTCGCGACACTAAAGAAAGCATTTACGCAAAGTACAAAGCCGACACTGCCGAGTTAGAAGAGCAGATGACTACCCTAAAGCACAAGTTACTTGAGGTCTCAAAAGAGACTGGCGTGACTAGCTTTTCAACACCGCAGGGCACTGCGTATCGAACCGTCAAAGACCGCTTCTGGACTAATGACTGGGAAAGCTTCTACAAATTTATGCAAGAGCATGAAGCAATGGGGCTACTAGAGAAACGTATTCATCAAACGAATATGAAAGAGTTCCTAGAGAACAACCCTGATGTCGAGCCTATGGGTTTGAACATTGATCGTGAATATGAAATTACTATTCGGAGGAAGTAATGGACATTGAAGAATTAGAGTTCCGCAGGGAACGCGACGAAATGTTCTACCGAGAGCGTGCGGTAGATCAGGCACTTACCCAAATGAAACAGAGTAAGTACTCCGAAGGGTCAGTTGAAGAACTGCTCTTTAACGCAAATGCTATATACAACTTTATTAAAGGAAAATCAAATGAGTAACGACCTCGCACTTTTCAGTAACAATCTCCCCGACTACCTCAAGGAAGTTGGCCTCGATGACATGACCAAGGCTCTTGCTGGTAACACTGGCATGAAGCGCATCTCCATCCGTGGTGGTGTGTTCCGCATGATGGTCAGCGGTGAGGAAATTGCAAAGAATGAAAGCCGTTCAATGAACATCGTCATTGTTAACGGTGCGACAAAAGTATCGCGTTCTTTCTATGCTGGTAAGTATGTTGCTGGTGAGGCTTCGCACCCTGACTGCTGGTCTAACGACGGCGACAAACCCGATGCAAGCATCGAGTACCCACAACACTCTTCTTGCGAAGGCTGTTCACAAAACATCAAAGGTTCTGGTCAAGGCGATTCACGCGCCTGTCGCTATCAGCAACGCTTGGCTGTCTTGTTAGCCGACGACGTTGGAGGTGATGTGTTTCAGTTGGTGTTACCTGCCAAGTCAATCTTCGGTCGCGGTGATGTAGACAAGATGCCGTTCCAGCAATACGCTAAGTATGTTGGCGCACAAGGCAAGAGCCTCGGCACTTTGGTAACAGAGATGCGTATGGACAGCGATAGCGATACCCCCAAGTTGACCTTTAAGCCTGTGCGCTTTCTTACTAAAGACGAGTGGTTGTCTGCTAAAGAGAAGGGCGATAGCCCCGCAGCAAAGTCAGCCGTCGTACAGACTCCATCACAAACAGATGGTTTGAAGAAGAAAGCGATTGCCGCACCAGCCCCTGCCCCTAAAGCCGAGGTTGAGGAAGTAATACCTGAGCCAACAAAGCGCACGGTAAAGAAAAACATTGCTGAACCTGCCCCTAAAAAGGAGTTCAATGATGTACTGAAACAGTGGACTGAAGACGAGTAATGGATAACAGAGGTTACGCATCTCGAATCGTCCGCGCCAACCAAGATGCAGATATTAAAAGTCCCGGCGTAAAGCTGGGGCGTTTCTGTATCAAGAGAGAATATTCCGTTCGTGAAGTTTCCGAGTACTTTGGAGTCAGCCGTATGACCATCTACAAATGGTTTACAGGCGAGTGGATTCCACGCAAGGTGCACGAAAACAAAATTAACGAAATGCTTTCTAAGGTTGGGTTTGTTCAGTAGCGTTCGGACGGGGCCTACCGCGCTCCTCCGACGCATTTCTTAGAGGCGGCTATGACAAGAGCAGATTTACTGTCGACGGTGCTATCGTCTGACGGGTGGTACTGCGTGGTGGGTCTAAAGAAGACAGGCCACCCTCGGCAAATATTTGTTGAGGACATGCAGGGAGTAGAAGATGCCGTTCAGACTTTGCTGGACGAAAAATTTGACGTGTACTTTGCGTGTGCAAAGTACGAAGAATCAGGTTCACGTACTAACGATAACGTGAAAAACATCAAGTCGTTTTGGCTTGATATCGACTGTGGAATAGGTAAGCCGTATGCCGATCAAGGCGACGGACTAACCGCGCTTAAAGCATTTTGTAAAACTGTTGGCCTACCGAAGCCGACGATTGTGAACTCTGGTCGTGGACTGCATGTCTACTGGCCTTTGACTGAACCGATCTCCCGTAAAGAGTGGGTTAACACCGCTAAGCGTTTAAAAGTTGTGTGCAATCAGGAAGGCTTGGAGGACGATCCCGCTAGAACTGCTGATGCCGCGTCTATTCTGCGGATGCCTGACACATTCAATCACAAAGCCGAGCCACCACTACCAGTAACAGTTATGGTGATGGGCGACGAGATAGCGTTTAGTGAGTTTAAAGACAAACTGGGCGTGATGGATGAGACGCCAGACTATCTGCCTACATTTGCAGATGACATGACCAAGGCGTTGATGGGCAACCGTCAGCACCGATTCCAAATCATAGTAGACAAGAACGTAAACGGAACAGGCTGTCTGCAGCTAGCTAGAGCGATTGCCGACCAAAAGGTTTTAGACGAACCGCGTTGGCGTGCCGCACTATCTATTGCTAAGTTCTGCACGGATGCCGAGACTGCCATACATGACGTATCTAGAGAACACCCCGACTACCACCCTGACGAGACAGTCGCCAAGGTACAACTAATAAAAGGCCCTTACACATGCGATTCGTGGGAGTCTATCAACCCATCAGGTTGTGCAGGTTGTATCCACAAAGACAAGATTAAAAGTCCTATTGTTCTTGGCGCAGAGATTGCCGCCGCTACAGCAGAGGACAACACGGTTGAGTACGTGACGGAAGAGAAGACGGTTATCTACGATATCCCTGAGTACCCCTTTCCATACTTCAGAGGTAAGAACGGCGGCGTCTATCGCAAGTCAGATGACGAGGATGATCCTGAAGCCGACTTGATTTACGAGCATGACCTATATGTGGTCAAGCGATTGAAAGACCCGCAAGCGGGTGAAACCATTTGGATGCGTCTGCACACCCCCCGTGACGGCGTAAAAGAGTTTGCGTTGCCTGTGGTGGACTTGCTGACAACAGATAAGTTGCGCGAGAAGTTGGCTTGGTTTGGTGTCGTAGCATTAAAGAAGCAAATGGAAAACATCATGGCTTACATCGTTCGTTCGGTGAAGGAGATGCAATACAAACAAGGAGCAGAGATTATGAGGACGCAGTTCGGTTGGACCGAGAAGGATAAATCGTTTATCTTAGGTGAGCGGGAGATTACCGCGCAGGGTGACAAGTACAGTCCACCATCTAGTTACACAGCAGACCTTTCAGATTGGTTCAACCCAGTCGGTGACTTTGAAGAATGGAAAAACGTAATAAATAAGTATGACATGCCGGGGTTTGAGCCTCATGCGTTTGGATTCTTTACTGCGTTTGGCGCACCGCTAATGAAGCATCTGCATCTCAAAGGCGCAATTATTAACATGATTAACAACGAGTCTGGCACAGGCAAGACGACAGCCATCAAAGCCATGCACAGCGTGTATGGTCATCCCGAAGAACTGATGTTGATCGAGCGGGACACTATGGCTGTGCGACTACACCGACTTGGTGTGATGAACAACATTGGCTTGGGCTGTGACGAGATTACCAAGATGAAGCCAGAAGACTGTTCTGACTTTGCCTATGCAGTTTCCCAAGGCCGAGGCCGTGGGCGGATGAACGCCAGTTCAAATTCCGAACGCAAGAACTTTGCTAAGTGGCAGACTATGCTTCTTTGTTCGTCAAACGCATCGATCGTAGACAAGCTTAAGTCCTTGAAGTCCACACCCGACGGTGAGTTGATGCGGGTAATTGAGTATCAAATCCCTGAGACCAAGCTAATCACTAAGGAAGAAGCCGACGATCTGTATCCCAAACTCTATACAAACTACGGGCATGCAGGGGCTATCTACATCCGTGACTTGGTGGAAAACTTAGAAGAGCGCATCCTAGAAGTTAAGGAACTACAGCGCATTATCGATAAGCAGATTGGATTTACAGGCCGTGAGCGGTTCTGGTCAGGTGTGGCGGCGTGCAACATAGCTGGTGCTTTGTTTGCCAAGCGTTTGGGCATCCATGATATTGACGTAGGTCGCGTACTTAAGTGGGTAGTTGCTGAGTTTGGTCAGATGCGTACAGAGACTAAGCCACCAGCCACAACCCACAGCAGTGTGATCGGCGAGTATTGGAGTGAGCACCGTCGCAATACCTTGGTGATTAACGATCAGGCGGACAAACGAACAGGAGTAGAGATGCTCCCTATCCTAGAACCACAAGGTGAACTTATTATCCGGATGGAGCCTGATACCCGCAGGTTGTTCATCATTAGCAAGAAGTTACGGGCGTGGTGTGCTGAGCACCAGATCACAATTAAGGATGTGCTGACCTCGCTTACCAAAGACGGCATCTATGTTGGCACCGTAAAGAAACGCATGGCTAAGGGCACGAAGATTAGCGGTATCCCACCAGTTGATGCGTTTGTATTTGATTGCTCGAAGGGTGACTTCCTTGACCCTGACGCCTTTATAGGTACTCCAGATACGGATGAGGCGCAAGCCGATGAGGATAAATGACCTTGACTACAACATTAACTGGCGCAAGTTTAAAAGGGGCACGTCGTTCTTCGTGCCCTGCCTAAAACTACAGGAAAGTAAAACAACGGTGTTGGCTGTGACCAAGCGTCTTGGTTTTAAGGTAGCAATAAAAGCCGTCATTGAAGACGGCATAAAAGGACTACGTGTCTGGCGTAAGTGATTACTGCATGCCGTAGCGCAACATAGGAGCGGTACGTCCTAGCATCTTTGTGTTTAGCTTTGCGCCAATTGCTTCGGCTTGTGCTTTAGCTTCTGCAC